ACGAGAAGCCATAGCTTTTACAAGCTCGACTTGTTCTGGAGTTCTTTTTAAAGTAATTTTCATGTTATAAAGCCTTTCTAATTATTAGTTACAATCAAACGATACAACGATGTAGTCACCAGAGAACTGATCTGTAGTTGGGCCTACGTTTGCACGGTGACCTGTTCCAAGAACGTGTCCAAAGTTTCTATCCTGCTCAACTAGCTCACCAGTAGTCATGTTAGCAATTGTAACATGAGAGAAACCAGTGACTTTACCAGCACCGTCAGGAGAGATTTTAATCCTATTTCCTGGGGTATAGCTAGTGATAGGTCCGTCAAATGCAGCAGAGCTTAAAGTGAAGATACCTTTAGTTGCGACAGGTACAGCTTGTCCTGGTAGCATTGCTTGGAGTTCTTCTTGCTTCTGCGGATTGTAGAGCAGCTTTTCGCCGTTCTCATCGTTTTTAGCGGTTTGATAAAGCGTTAATCCAAGAGGACGATCCCCCTCGGTTGCTCCTGTAATTTTAAGATTAACTTCAGGATACATCGCTGTAGTACCAAGGAACGGATAGTCGGTATTACCGAGATAAGAGTTCGTTTGATAAGTTACAGGATCGTTATCGAAGTTACCGTCTGACACTTTCACAAATACGCCAGCATCGCCAGCGCCTGTTCCAGTGGTGCTATCGAGAACATCGCTTCCAATAACGGAATACATGTTAACGACATCGTGATCAGAGTATTGTCTGAATGGTAGAATTCGTAATGCCATAATTTTAGTTTGTTAAATTAAGAAATTTCAATGTTGTCACGCGAGAAAGCTGCTTTGAACTTATCACGCAAAGAGGGTTCTTCAGATGCAGTAGACTCATTTGCATTAGAGATTTCTGCATCTACAGTTTCAGCAGCGTCTAAAGCTTCTTCAATTTCTACTTCTTCAGTAGAAGCGTTAGAAAGCTTTTTAGCTACTTCTTCATCGATACGAGCTTGAATTTGAGCGTTAAACTCTTCTTGAACTTCTTTGTTTTTGTGCTTCCAAAGCACATCAAGCTTAGAAGCAAAAGCCTCGTAAGAATCGTTATCTTCTAAACCTTTAAGTTCAGAGGCGAGAAATTCACGGTCTTGATCATCAAGATCAAATTTGTTGTCAATTTCATCCATACGAGTGTTAAACGAAGCGACAGCTTCTTGAGCTTTTTTCTCGTTTTCAAAACCAGAAATGCGCTCACTAGCGGCACCAAGTTTTTCCTCCAGCTCTGCAACAGAGGCTTTGAGGTCTTCGTATTCTTTAATTTTACCTTCTTTCTCCAATCTCTCTGCTTCAAGATCCTTACGGTACTGTTCGTCCCGCTGACGGATTGCATCTGCAAAGGTATCAGTCATAGAAGCGACAGCTTCCTTGGAGAATTTCTTCTCGTTAAGAAGATCCTTTAGTTCTTTTAGAGTATTTTCAAGTTCCATATCAATGATGTTCTTTTGTGTGTTTACATTTAAATTATTATTTTGTGAAATTTTATCCCTCTTATCATTTATAAAAATTTGAGTTTTTTCAGGAGGTTTCGAATATAGACCTTTCACATCTGCTGCTGGATTCAATGTATAAGCGATGCCTAACGGGTATATATCACCCATGATTAATCTGTTTATTTTCTCTCCTTTATCGGTCTTACCATTACCGCCATAACTCCTTAAATTACCTTGTAACTTAGCTATTTCTTCAGGATCAGATATAATTCTAGCCTCACTTAATTTGTCACTGCCCACAGCTAAAACATAACTATTAAATCCTACCTCCCAGCTAGCGGAAACTTTCTGATATTGGTCACTTTCACTATCTAAAGAATTTTTTACTAAATTTGTGAAATTAGGATTAATTGTTTTATAAAGAACAGCTCCTAGAGAAATATTAAAAGGCTCTCTAAGGGTTTTTACCTCTTCTTCGCCCATTAGCTCACTTGAGCCAAACTTGCTGTATCCAGCAGAAACAATATGCCCTACTACTTTTTGTTTATCATGCTCTATGTTTGTAGGCTTATGAATAAACTTATTAGTATATTTTACGGCTGTAGACGTATCCATCCCATCGCCGTTTTTATTAAATTGATTAATTACAGCAGCATTAAAAGCTACACCCATTAAATCTACATTTTCGTCGTAATCTATATCGCTCGGGACTAAAGGTTCTAAATTTTCTAAAGAAGCCTTAGATATCAAAGAAGCCTCATTTATTTCGCAAGGAAGTAAAGGAGCTTCAAATGTAGTGGTGTATTTGTAATCCATTATTTTTTGTCCATCCAGCTTTTAGGCAGAGCGCTTTCTGCTCCTATTTTTTTAGCTCTTTTAGTTAGTTTGCTTTTAAACTCCTCAAAACTCATTGAACCTTCATATCTGCCCCAACTACTCACTGCATTTTTTACATCCCTCGCAGATAAAACGGGGAAAGACCTCCTTTTGGGGTCAAGGAAGTCACTATCTTTTAGCTCGCTTCTTTTTTTTTACCGTACCTTTCGGCAGCGATATCAGTAAGCATTTGAGCGTAAGTCATTTTCTTACCGTTTTTGTCCTTATCTTTATGCATACTCTTGGACTCTTTTTTGTCTTTGCGGAGCATTTCGAAATCCTCTTTTGAAATCTTTCCATCCTTGTTTTTATCAAGACCGCTTTTCTGCTTGGGGGTCATATCTGCCTCCATTTTCTTTTTGCCATTTTTATAAGCAGCTTTCGTATCTTTTTCCTTGCCATAATGACCAGCCTTCATTTTCTTTTCAGACTCCTTATCAAACTTCATATCTTTCTTAAGAGCTTTCTTTTCAGCGTCTTTTTTCTCTGAAGGCGCACCCTTATCCAGCTTTTTCATTTTGCTCTTGTCATCCTTGACAGCATCTTTCTCATGTTCGACTTTCTCTTTTTTAGTGTCGCGCTTGAGTTCTTTTGTATCAATTTTATCATATTGCTGCTTTGTCATGGCAGCTTCAATCTCCTCGGCAGAGATAGATACTTCGATTTCGTTAGAGTGGAAATTACTGTTTTTCATGGCTGTGATATAAAATGGCTGCTGGATATGTTTCTAAGGTGTGTTGAGCAGAAATATCTAAAACCTCTTTCAAAGGAGTTAAATTTTCTATTTCGTTAAAGTCTTTTACACAAGATTCTAGCGTTTGGTCCCAATATTCTTTCTGATTAGAGCAAACTATAGATTCACATAAATTTGACACCATGTCTTCTTGTGCTTCACTAAGTTTTTTAACGCTTAAATTAGATAGCATTTTTTCTTTAGAATCATGTATAAAACTATCTATATCATAAATAGTTTGCTGTATATTTGCTCTAGAATATGTAGCGTTCACTAAAGGAATGTCTGTAGTTCCCTCTGGTCTACCAGCAGTCTTTCTTGGTCCTTTAGTTGTTTTATCAGGTGAATAAACAGGAACGCCTCCTACAATTGGATTGTAGTAACCTTTTTCTCTATCTTCTAAAAAGTCTTGTTGAGCTGAATCTAATTTATCTGGCTCTGGGAATTTACCATTATGGAACATTTCCATTCCTTGTTCTGGAGTAATAATTCCAAGCTCCATAAGACGAGTCGAAGCTCTCATAAGCTGGACTTCATCTCTCATGTCGATATCCTTCATCTTTGCCTCTGGCCATGAACGAAAGCCTAAATCTCTAGCAATTCTTTTGATTTCTTTATTTAAAAAATCATTTAAAAAGCCATACCTAGACTCCTGCAACCTATCAATAAAAATTTGTGCTTTAACCTGTGTGGAGTTAAACTTCTCCTCTCCCACAACAATATTCTGTAGACCCTGCTTTATATCTTCATTTAAGATTTGATATTTTTCAGGCCCAAGAACTAAATTAAGCTCTGGGATAACAAACTCTGCTTTAGTGGTATAGTCAGAAACTAAAACCCTTCCAACACTTTCGTTTTTAAATAGGTTTTGCATCGCGGCCATATTATTTGGATTGATGCCTCCTTTTTCTGGGTCTGCGCCCATAGTGATAAGCAAAATTACATTTTCTACAGTTCTCGTAATTGCTTGATCCATTTTCTTTAATTCCATCTTAGCGTTGATGTCCTCTAAGACTGGGAATCCAAAAGGCACTGCAAATGGCTCATAATCTTGCTTCTTATAAAAAGAATAAGATAATCTTTGTGGATCTAAATTAATTTTAATACCTTTATTACTGTAAGATCCTTTTTGAATTGATTCTTTGATTTCTGGGTCTAAAGCCTCAAAGATAGCTGAATCCTCTTCTGTTTGTGGACTCCCGAGTCTAGCTATCTCATATTCAGATAATACTTTTTGATAAACGCCGCCTGTTGTAAAAGTGGTAGAGCGTCTAGCGATAACATCGTAAGGATTTAATAAAATGTATTTTAAAGGTATTTTATTTGTAGCGGCACCGATTGTTCCCACTTGATTTATTAACCTAGCATAATCATCAGCTTTAAATTTGCCGTCTATTCTATACAGAAAAACATTTCCACTTCTGTAATACTCTCTAAAGTATTGATCTTTTAATGCAATAATATTAACTCTTTTAAACCACTCGTAAAAAAACTCTCTACTTTTTCTACTGCCGCCCTCTAGATAGATATCAGTGTTTGTAAACTCTGACATAATATCTATGGCATTTCTAAATACTGCTACATTGCAATACGCTTTTTGACAAAGCTCAATAGCATCTCTACAAGTAATGCCATCAGCGCCATACTCATAAGGAAGCAACCCTCTACGAATACTAGAAAACCTTTCTTTTTGTGTCACATATGCAGCTCTATTAGTCCTACTACCTGCAAAGGGGCTTTGCGAGGCGGCTTGCCTTCTAGCTTCTGATATAGCAGTGTAAGATGCATCAGAAGTATAAAAAGGTTCTCCTAAAAGCTCTGGGGAAGGTTCTTGCTCATCTAGCTGTGAAGGATGGGTAAACTTATTCCAATATTCAGAACGCTTGGTGTATTTTCTTTTAGCCATAAATATAATTTATCTTACACGACAAAGTTAACTTTCAACTTTTAAAAGTTAAGAAATAAACATTGGAGTGAATGTATTCTGCACTTTGGCGATCTCATCTGACTCCATGTCATAAAAAATGTTCATCATCCAGTTACCTAAAACTAAGGCAGAATAAGAGTCTTTTCGGGCTTTATCAGCGCCGCTTTGTTTTCTTAAGTTTGGGGGAAGATCAAAACTTTGAGTTCCCTGAACAGATGTGGTTATTTGTATCAAAGCACATTGGACTTTAATTAAATCCATCATATCTTTTTGGTGTTCTACAAAATCAATCATTCTAGCACCTTTCCCTCCTTTTTCATTAGGGTCATTTCTGATAAATTTTAATTCCTGTATCGGCACACTGGATTTTCTTTGATTGTTGTAATCATCGTTCATAGCCGCTCCTGCAAAAAATATCCTTTTATGATCGAATGCTGATTGTAAAGATTCATTAGCTAACCTAATCCAAGCCGAAGTAGGTTTCCTAAGAAACACAAAATTCTTTTCTGACTTATTATATTGATTTTTAAGTCTTCTTAAGTTTTTGTCATAATCTTTAGACTTATCTAGGTCAGCCTCTATAACGCCAAGTTTTAAATTCTTCTTTTTGAATATTTCACTCTCATTGCAAGAGTTAACAAATTGGACCCCTCCATTGTAGTCTCCTACCACAGCAGCGATATTAAAGTGGGTTAGGACATATGCCATGTATTTTATGTGTGTTTTTAGACTAGCTCCCGAAAGTGCATAGCTATGAACAATAGTCCCTTTTTTGGTATCGCGATTTAATTTAACTAATAACATCGCAAAATCATCTGAACTTTCGCTCTCTGACCAAGATGGGTCAAAAGACAATATATATTCATCTTTAGGATTACCGACCACTTCTACACACTGGCCTTCTCCGTCAGGAATTGTGCAAGCAGCCATCTTGCTTACTTTGAAGTAACCAGAGCTGTCATCTGTAAATATAGCCCCAAACTCCCTATCAAATTGGGAGTCACTCATCGTAGATTTAGACTGATTGATTAAGTTCTGATCGTATAGTTGTTCTGGGGCGCAATCATAACTAAAATGCATAATTGTTCTGTGTGCGCCATCTTGTTTATTCTCATTTAAAATCAAAGCTTCATATTGCTGATATATCTTATAAAGGTATTCGAATTTATAAGAGGCTGATGATAAACCAATAATTTTGTTGTTTGGCCATATCTTCCTATCCTCTTCTTTCATTTTACCCTGCTCAATCATCTGGGTCTCTAGATCATAAACTTCTTGACGCTCGGTAGGGTTTTCTACGACAGAGAGGAATGGTATGATAACCTCATTGTAAATTTTTTCAGGCATCAACAATAACTCATCAATAATCATTCTTTGAAATCTAAAACCCCTTAACTTTTCTCCATCTCCCAAGGGCAAAGCTCTTATACTGCTTCTTCCTATTTCCATAACCCACTCATCATTCATTTTAGAAACCCTAGTTATACATTGAGAAAAAAAGGTCGCCTTCGGACTTTTGGCGATGTCTTCTATTTTCTTGAAGATCATTTTAGATTGCCTGAATGACTTGGACAAAATACCTATCTGGACACCCTGATTTAAAATAGCGTCTAATAGCGCGAAAACGCCCGTAGAGAAGCTTTTAGACATTCCCCGACTCCATATCCCCAAAAAGTAGTCGGACTCCATCATAGCCTTAATAGCCATATGCTGGAATGGGAATAATTTCACACCAGTGAATAATTCACATGCGAAAGACGGATTTTCCCTTAGAAACTTATAAAGCAAAACTTTTGCTTCAGTTTCTTCTATAAACCCCTCTTTTGCGAGAATGTGTTTGTTTATATCCTTGTACTTTCGATGTAGTTTCTGTTGTCCTGTTTCCCAAGCCATCTTTCTTTAATTGTTTATCCCAAAAATATTGAAGGTCTACCTCCCAGAGTTTCGTGCCTAAAACAAGAATTTTAGGAATCAGTTCCTCGCTCTTCTCTCTTGAGCCGCTAAACACAAATTGACAACAATCTGTATAGTTAGCTTGGATCTCTCTCATTCTATGGTAAACATAGTCTAGTTTAAATTTTTTATAGACGCGCCTATTTACTGCCCACATCTTATCAAAAGCTGTTTCTGTAACTACATATAAGTAACAACCCATCGTTCGGCATCTCTCTAACTCTTTTATAAATCGATTGTAACCATTTGTTATGGTTGAACAAAAATCCTGGTAAGATTTCCTATCCACGAATGTATAGTCATATAAATCGCCGCCAACCGCATAATCCCCCACATCTAATTTTAACAATTCTGAATT